GTTCTGTTCGGCTATCGCATCGGCTGGCATCCGCGACCACTTCTACCGTCTCAACCTGTTCTGCGGCTCAAACCTCAACGCCGCACTGGTGCCGCTCTATCGGGGGCCGTCGCTCGGCGGGACGCAGTATGGCAACGCCACCGACACCAACAACGCCTTCGTCGGCGTCGGCACCGACTACGCGGAGACGGGGGCGACGGGCGGGCTGACGGGGAATGGGACGACGAAGTACCTGAACACTGGATTCAACGTCGATCAACTTCCCGGCGCTGCAAACTGCCACCTATCGTCGTTCATCACTGGCACGCAGGATATTGCGTCGGCAAGAACTCTACTCGGCGTGCTGTTTAACGGCGTGACGGATCGCTATCGCCTGTTCCTTCAGTTGTTTGGCTCCACTGCACCCAACTACGGAATACAGACTGAACTTGGCAAGGCAAACAGCGCGTTTGCGAATAACCGTACCAACACAAACGGCGGATTGATTCTGGCAAGCCGTACAAGTACGACGCTCCTGACCCTGTACGACGATGCTGTGTCTATCGGCACAAGCGAAGTTAACACTGCCGAAACTACTGGCGCGAGTCCCTTCTTCGTCTTCGCCCGTAACGGGCCGACCGAATATTACAACGGTCGAATGGCCGCATACAGCATCGGTGCTGGCATGACAGCCGCTCAGGTGACTGCCTACAACACCGCCATGCAAGCCTTCCAATCCGCAATGGGGCGAGTATGACCCTCTTAGAGTTCCTATTGCAGCCGCTGCCAGACACGGCCACGCTCCAGACGCTGGCGATTGTGTTCGACACGCCGCTGGCTCAGGAGATGCTGAACTTTCACGCTTGGTACGGCGACCCTCGCTGCACCGTGTACCCTGCCGCTCTGGCCGATGGTCGCTGGTGCCACGTTGCCGATATCCTGCCGCAGTGCCTCGCAGAAGTCGGCATCTACGCGGCGGGCTTCGCACGCCTGGACGCGACGAACTTCGCCAGTGTGGAAGTGGTGCCGCTGGCTGACCTTGAGTTTGCCACCGACGCCGTGCCGCAACTGGTGCCAGAGGAGTCCCCTAGCCCTGTGAGCTAGTGAACTGCAAGAGTTGCAGCAGATTCCCGTACAGTAACGGCAGAGGCCACGATTCGGGCACGACCCGAGCCACACACTGAGGAGCGATCATGAGCCAGGTGAAAATCAAGCGGAACTTCCGGGTAGTCACGGCCACCGTCACGACGGCCACGAGCACCTGCACGACGTTGCGCATGGAAGATATGGCGGGTGCCATTGTTCAGCTGCCCACCATCACCACCAACGCGGCCACTATTAACGTGTGGGGCAATGACACGGATACCGGCTCGTTCTGCCAGTTGTACGACTCCAGTGGTTCAGTCGCGGCTATTACCTTGGCCCCGAGCACCGTAAATCGCACGGCGTACGCTCTGCCTGATGCGTCCTATGCGTTCCCGTACGTCAAGCTGGTGGCAGCCAGCACCAACGCCACGGCCACCGTATCGGTCGTGATGAAGTCCTAAGTGCCAAACCGTATTCCAATCCACAGGCCGCTGCGGTTGGTCGCACGCCGAAAGCGTGACGAGTCCAACAGGCCAAACGCGGCAGCCCGTGGGTACTGCGATAAAGCCCACAGGGCGTGGCGTCAGGCTGTTCTCACGCGAGACGCCTGGACGTGCAGGGATTGTGGTCGTGTTTGCGGTGGGCCCAAGGAGGCCCAGGCTGACCACGTAACGCCCATTAACCAAGGCGGTGATCGGTACGACGTAGGCAACGGGCAATGCCTTTGTATCGCGTGCCACGCACGCAAGACGCTACGAGAACGCGGCGACCGGGGGCGGGTCGAAAGTATGGGGTGAGCCCCCTATAAAACCCCGTGGTTTCCTCATGCGTGCGCGCCGCAGAAATCTGACACCGTTTTTGAAAGCCAATCGCAATGGGCCGAAAACCGAAACCAACCGCCATCAAGATTCTGGAAGGCACCCAACGCGGCCCGGCCAAACGCGAACCGTCCGCGCCGCCCGGCACGCCGCCGATGCCGGAACGCCTGGCCGTTGAGCCGATTGCGGTGGCCAAGTGGCACGAACTCGTTGACATCCTTGCCAGTATGGGAGTGCTGACCACGGGCGACGGCGAAGCGTTGGCCACGCTGTGCGAAGTCCACGCAGCTGCTCAAGCCTGCCTGCTTGAGCTCAGGGCCAGCGGCCCAACAATCAAAACGGATCTCGGTGGCGTAAAACCGAATCCCGCCGGCAGTCTGTATCGCGGGCTCGTCGTGTTGCAGGCCAGTCTGATGGGTGACTTTGGGCTGACACCGAGCAGCAGGGTGCGACTTGGGACGAAAGCCGAAACGCCCAAAGACGATCTTGAAGCGTTCTTTGCCTCAGAAGGTGCCTAGTCTTTCGCCGGCTGGCGAGGCTAAGTACCGACGAGTGGTGCGGTTCTTTGAGGGTGTGCTGCGTCACTCAAAAGGACAGCACGCAGGCGAGCGATTCACGCTACTGCCGTGGCAGCACGACATTTTCCGCGAGCTCTTCGGCAGGCTGAAACCCGATGGCATGCGGCAGCGCCGAGTGGCCTACATTGAGGTGCCGAAGAAGAACGGAAAGAGCACGCTGCTTGCTGGCATCGCCCTGTACATGCTATTGGCCGACGAGGAGCCAGGGGCCGAAGTCTACGGGGCATGCACTGACCGAGAATCCGCTGGCATCATCTACAGGGAGGCCGCAGCGATGGTGCGGGCTTCGCCTGCCCTGTCCAAGGTGCTTGAGGTGGTGGACTCGCGGAAGACGATCATTCACCGGGCCAGCAACTCGTTTTACCGGGTGCTGAGTGCCGATGCGTTTCGGGCTGAAGGGCTGAACATTCACGCCCTGCTCTTTGACGAGCTCCACGCCCAACGCGATCGCCGCCTGTGGGACGCGCTCAGGTACGGCGGTGCTTCCCGCCGGCAGCCGCTGCTGCTGTCCATCACCACGGCCGGGGAGTTGGACCGCAAGGCTCTGTGGTGGGAACAGCGAACGTATGCCGAGCGGTGCAAGGCAGACCCAAAGCTAGACCCGGCCTTCTTCGGCTGTGTGTTCAAGGCCGACGAAGCCGATGACCCTTTTGCAGAGGCGACGTGGCACAAGGCTAACCCGTCGCTGGGGCACACCATCACGCTGGAGTCATTTGCGGCAGACGCACTAGAAGCCAAGAACAGTCCTTCAAAACTCAATTCTTTCTTGAGATATCGGCTTGACGTGGCCACGGCGTCAGACGTGCGATGGATTCTGCCCGACAAGTGGGCTGCGTGCGGCGGCGAGTTGCGACCACTCGACGGCCGCCAGGCGTACGTTGGACTGGACTTGTCGAGCACCACGGACCTGACCTGCGCCGTGTATCTCTTTCCTGACGATGATGGCACCTTTGACGTGCTGCCATTCTTTTGGGCTGCTTCCGAGAACGCCCAAGGCCGGGCACACCGGGATAAGGTGCCCTATCTGGACTGGGCCAAAGAACGCAACGAGTACGGGCCGCTGCTACGGCTCACGGACGGCAATGCCACCGACTACGACACCGTGCGGAGAGACATCAACGAAATCAGCAAGCGTTTCGTGATTCGGCAGATGGGAATTGATCCCTGGAATGCCCAACACGTCGCCCAGCAACTGCAAGCAGACGGCTATGACATCGTAGCCTTTAGGCAGGGCTTCGGCTCAATGTCGAGCCCAGCCAAGTTCTTGGAGACGTTGGTTCTCGGAGGCAAGCTGCGGCACGCCAATAACCAACTTCTCGGATGGATGGCCAATAACGTCGCCATTGAGATGAACCACGCCGGCGACATTAAGTTGAGCAAGAGCAAGAGCACCGAACGCATTGACGGCATGGTGGCACTCGTGGAAGCAGTTGGCCTGTGGCAGACGGCAACCGCACCGAAGCCAGAACAAACCTGGGACATCCACACGATATGATCGCCAACGCCGAGACGCCCGAGAAGTCGTACCGCATCATTGATCTGCGTGGCTCGTACGGCGACGGGTGGAGCGAGTCACCTGCTCGAGGCCCGGCCGGGGTTCGCATCACGCCTGAAACGGCGCTGATGTGCTCGGCGGTGCTGGCCTGCGTGCGGCTGATTGCCGAGAACGTGGCCACGATTCCGCTACACCTGTATCGGCGTCTGCAAGAGGGCGGCAAAGAGCGTGCCCGCGATCTGCCGCTGTATCGGATTCTTTCGCAGGCACCCAACGGCTGGCAAACGTCGTTTGAGTTTCGCGAAATGCTGACGGCCCACTGCCTGCTGTACGGCAACGCCTACGCTGAGATCCGCAGCGGTTCCGCCGGGGCTGTCACTGAGCTCTGGCCGCTGCACCCCAGCCGCATGACGGTGAAGCAGCTGGAGGACGGCACGCTGCGTTATTGCTACCGCGAGCAGAACGGCACCGAGTCTTACTACCGGCAGGATCAGATTTTCCACCTGCGGTGGCTGAGCCAAGACGGCGTGACTGGAATGCTGCCCATCACGCTCTCGCGTGACGCTATCGCCCTGGCCCAAGCCCTTGAGGCTCACGGCGGATCGTACTTCGGCAACGCCTGCCGGCTGTCGGGGCTGATGGAAAGCGACAACCCGATCACGGTTGAAACTGCCGAGCGGCTGCGTGAGCAGTTTGAGAGAATTCACAGGGGCGCTGACCGGGCTCATAGAACGGCAGTGCTGCCGCAGGGAGTTCACTGGAAGGACGTGCAAGCAAGCAACGAGGCAAGCCAGTTTCTTGAGACGCGGGCGTATCAGACGGTTGAGATATGCCGTGCGTACCGCGTTGACCCGTCGTATGTGCAGGACAAGACCAAGGTTGGCTATGCGAGCCAGGAGCAGGCCGCCATCGACTTGGTGCAGCAGACGTTGTTGCCGTGGTTCCGCCGTTGGGAATCCGCGATCACCCGCGACTTGGTGACGCAGGACGAGATTTACTTCGCAGAGTTTGATACCCGTGGCCTGTTGCGTGGCGACCTAGCCGCCCAAGGCGCATGGCTGCAAACGATGCTCACAACCGGCATCTACAGCGTCAACGAGTGCCGCGAGGTTCTGAACATGAACCCGATTGGCCCAGAGGGCGATCAGCGGTACATGCAGATGAACTTGACCACAATGCAGGGCATCGCGGCCGATGCCAGCGTTGGTAATGCTGGCGAGTCTGCCCCGGCCGACAACCTGCCCCAGTCGTACACGGACGATCTGTTGAACGGCACGACGCCGGCAGAGGAGGCCGTCAAGCCCGCTGGCCCGATGCCACGCTCTCGCAAACCACGCAAAAAGAAGTGAGCCACATGGACAACATTGAACGCCGCTGCGTTGCCCTGCCGCTGACGATGGAAACCCGAGAAGCCGGCAAGGCGTATATCGGTGGCTATGCGGCCAAGTACAACGTCCGCAGCACGATGCTGGGCACGTTCCGCGAGCAGATCATGCCGGGGGCGTTTACCCGCGCTCTCAAAGAGCAGTCGCACCCGGTCGTGGCCCTGTGGAACCATGACCCCAACTACGTGCTGGGCTCAACACGCAGCGGCACGTTGACGGTGGACACCGATGACGAGGGCATGCGGTACAGCGTCGAGGTGCCAGACACGCAGTTGGGCCGGGATCTTTCCACGCTGATCGCTCGAGGTGACGTGTGGGGAAGTTCATTCGCATTCGTCATTGGCGAGGAGTCGTGGGACAAGGACGAAGATGGCACGGCCCTGCGTAGCGTGATTTCCGTGGAGGGCGTCTATGACGTTAGCCCAGTCCTGACGCCAGCGTATGAGCAGGCCACTACGGGCGTGGCGGTTCGCAGCTATGAGCGGTTTCTACAATCGCACCGACCGGCGCTGAAGCTGCCGGAACTTCGACGGGATGCGAAGTCTGAGAAGGCGATTCGTAGGTTTTTGAGGCAGCATGGCCACAAAGTCGGGTGATGTTTGCGGCCACTGCCGCTCTGCACGTCTTGGCGTGTATGCGTCTGTGGAAAAGGCGAACGTCTGCACGCGATATCTGCGGTGCCCGAACTGCCGGCACACTGCGAAGCAGTGCGTGAAGTCGTGCGAGATTCGCCGGCGCTCGTTACCTAACTAGGTAACTACTCGCAGCACGCATTCTGCAAGGAGTGCCAGCCAAGGCTCTACCGTGCGAATAGGTCACCACCTACCGCACACAGGAGCCACACACATGGCCGCCAGCAAGGTCAAAGAACTTCTCGACGAACTCGCCGCCACTCTCGCTGAGCTCGGCATGCTCGATGAAGAGGTTGCTGCTGACGAGGCTGTAGAGAACGCCGATGGCATGCCCGTTGAGGGCGAGCGATCCGCCGTCGAGGCCGTCGAGGCCCGCCAGGCCAAGTACGACGCACTGCTGGCCAAGGCTGAGCGGATCAAGGCCGCCATTGCCAAGAGCGAGGCCGCTGAGGCCCGCAAGGCTGAACTGCTCAAGGTTCTGCACCGCGCTGCACCCGTGGAGACAACCGACGTGAAGACCCGCATCGAGCCCATTTCGACCCGTGGCTACAAGCCCGGCATCTTTGAGTCGCCCGAAATGGCCCACCGCTGCGGCCAGTGGCTGAAGGCTCACTTCGGTGACCGGAACGCCCGGCAGTGGTGCTCGGACCACCTCGGCGCTGAGTACCGCGACATGGGCGGCCAGGTGAACAGCCTCGGCGGTGCCCTCGTGTTTGAGGATTTCAGCAATACGATCGTGAGGTTGGTTGAGCGCTTCGGCGTGGCAATGAATGTTTTCCAGAACGTCACCATGTCGAGCGATACCCTTCTCGTCCCGCGCAGATTGACGGGCGTGACCTCGTATTGGTTGGGAGAAAATAGCACCATCACGACGAGCGACCCGACCGCGACGATGGTGCAGCTGGTTGCCAAGAAGCTGGCGTGTGCCACGAAGGTGAGCAACGAGCTCCTAGCCGACAACGCGATTTCGGTTGCGTCGTGGCTTGCCCAGGAATACGCCACCTCGCTGTCGGGTGCGATTGACGATGCCGCGTTCAACGGCACCGGCACCAGCACCTACGGCGGCATCCGTGGCCTCGTGCAGATTGATGACGGCACGCACACCGCGTCGATTGCAACGGCAGCCACCGGCAACACGTCGATTGCGGCCCTGGACATTGACGACTACCTCGGTGCTCTGGCGAAGCTTCCCCGCTACGCCATCGGCACCTCGGCGTGGTACATGCACCCCAGCGTGTATCACAACAGCGTGCAGCGGATGATGCTGTCGAGCGGCACGGCTGGCAGCGGCACCATCGGTGCCCTGTCGGGCGGCAACACGGCTGCGAACCTCGCCCAGGGCACGCCCAACACGTTCCTTGGCCTGCCTGTGGTCTGGGTGCTCAAGATGACGGCTGCCCCCACCACTGGAACCATCGCTGCCTACGTTGGCGACCTGTCGCTGGCTGGAATCATGGCGGTCAAGTCCGACATGCAGATTGCGTCCAGCGACCAGCGCTACTTCGAACAGGATGCTACCGCATTCAGGGCTGTTCAAAGGCTCGATATCGTATGCCACTCGCTCGGCTCAACCACCGAAGCTGGCCCGGTCGTGGCTCTTAAGCTTGCCTGAACCTGACTCACCCTTCCCAGGAGAACTTTGAACCATGAACCATGCCAGCGGCAATAAGAGCGTGACGAAGGCTGCGGCGAGCGTTGCGGCTTCGGCCACGCACTCGCACGAGATCGACACGCTCGGTTTCAAGTATGCGGCCATTGATGTGGTGTTCTCGCCGTTCACGGCGGCCACCTCGGCGTACGCCAGCGTGCTGAAGGTGCAGGAGTCGGACGCTAGCGGCTCCGGCCAGGCGGACATCAGCGGCCTCTCGGTGACGGCTGGTGCTGGTTCCACGACCGGCGCAGTTGTCGGTGCGGTGGCTCGGTTCAACATCGACCTGCGTGGCCGCAAGCGGTACCTGACGGTGGTGACGAGCCCCGGCAACACGGTGGCAGTTGTCACCAATGCCCGGCTCAGCAAGGCCGAATCGTTCTCGACCGATGCCACCACGGCTGGCGTGAACAACTACGCCAGCCTCTGACGCTGGACACGCATAGTAAAACGCCCAAGAGCGGGCGGCTGGGTTCGCCCGGCCGCCCGTTTGGCGTTTACCAAGGAGCACTCGTGAAGTTTCGCGTAGGCAACATCGAGCACGATCTGCGAGTCGAAGCGGCGTTCTCTGTGCCCCGCTTGGGCTTTCAAGACAACTTCTTCTGCACGATGCAGAGCCTGCTGCCGCTGAACATTCGCCCTACCAAGTTCACGGGTGCATTCTGGGAACAGTGCCTAGATCGTGTCCTGCTGGACATGATTGAACGGACTGACTGGGTTCTAGTTGTCGATTTCGACAGCGTGTACGAGGCCGACACCATTCAACGGCTGATGACGGCGGCGCTGATCAGCGGGTACGACGCTGTGGCCCCGCTGCAGACGAAGCGTGACGAGGGCGTGCCCATGTTCACGCCCGAGGGCCACGACGGCACCATTGGCACGGTGCAGCTGCCTAACGCATGGTTTGAGGCGGTGATTCAGCCCGTCGAAACTGCCCACTTTGGCTGCACGCTCATTCGCTCGTCAGCACTCAAGCGGACCCCCACTCCGTGGTTTCTTGGCACTCCACGTCCTGATGGGCATTGGGGTGATGCGCCGCCGGGTGAGGTTTCAAGGCGCGACCCAGACATTCACTTCTGGGCGCAGTTTAAGGCCGCCGGCAACACACTTGGCATTGCCCCGCAGGTGGCCATTGGCCACGCGGAACTCAAGTTCACTTGGCCGGGCCGGGATCTCAAACCCGTCTACCAGAGCCCCAGCGACTACTGGAACAAGGGTGGCCGCAGGCCGCCCGAGGCGTGGGGCAGCATTGAACACGGGGAGATGAACGCATGAGAGATGACCAATCCCGTATCCGTTTCGTTCGGCCCTACCAAGCGTACAGACGCGGTGACGTGATCGTGATGGACAGGGGGCCAGCCAAGAGCCTTGTGCTGCATGGCTACGCCGTCAATCACGTCGAGGAGCAGCCCCTGCTCGAGGTGGCGGCCGTTGAGCGCCGCGACGTGGAAACCGCAGACGCACCGCGCAGGAGAAAGCGCCGATGAGATACCGCAGCCTAGTACGCTACGAGCAAGGTGCAGAGCCGGTAACAACGGCAGAGGCAAAACTGCACGTACGCATCGACAACTCCGATGATGACGATCTGATCAGTGCCCTGATTACGACAGCACGCAAATGGGCAGAGGACTACTGCGACCGCACTTTCGTTGTGTCGAAGTACACCATGCTGCTGGACTCGTTTTACGGATCCGTGGGCTCGCCGGTGCAGTTTGGGCTCAAGGCCGACGGGAACAACATTGAAGGCCGCCAGGGCACGCTGCCCCAGCTGGACATTGAGCTACCACGCCCGCCGGCATCACCCACCTATGTAGACCCAAATGCGGGGATTGTGTCCGCCCCTGTGGTTATCAGGTACAAGCCCACTGCAGGCTCGTCGCTCACCACGCTTTCATCGTCGCTGTACCGAGCAGATTACGACTCTACGCCTGCCGTTGCTCGCCCACTGTACGGCGGAACGTGGCCATCGCACCTCATGGATCAGAACGCCGTCGAGGTGACGTGGTGGGCAGGGCCAACTGGCTACTGGACTGACGCAATGGACACCAACAGGTCTGGCACGCTGAACATGGCCGCCGTGAAGTCTGCCATCAAAATGGTTGTGGGTCACCTGTGGAGCAACCGCGATGCGTCCGCCGAGACAGCGCTTTCTGAGGTGCCGTTTGGCGTCAAGGCGATGCTCGACACGCTGCGATGGGGTAGCTACCGATGACCCTCCGCGCCGGCGACATGTGGACACGCATAACGATTGAGCAGGCCACCACCACTAGAAACGCGGTGGGTGAGCCAACGCTGGCGTGGACCACGTTTGCCACTGTGTGGGCTTCGGTTGATTCGCTGTCTGCCCGCGAAACGGAACGCTTTGCCGAGACGGTTGGATTTATGACGCACCGCATAAAGATCCGCTATCTCAACGGGCTCACGTCTGCCATGCGGATTCAATACCGCAGCCGCACGCTAGAGATCGGCCAAGTGCTAGAGCAGGACCGGTTGGATTATCAGGAAATCATCTGCACAGAGAAGCGTGACTCATGAGCCTTCCCGAAGCCCCAGAAGCATTTCTGTACGCACGCCTGACGAGCCGCACGGCCGTCTCTTCGCTCATCAGCACTCGCGTGTACCCGCTAATTGCCCCGCAGGGCGCGCCGCTGCCGCTGGTTGTGTATCAACGGACTGCGGTGGAGCGTCCCCAGTCGCTCGCTGGCAACGTCGGCAATCCCGTCGTGACGCTGCAGCTGACCACCTACGGCACGTCATATACGAGCGTGAAGTCAATTGCTCGAGCGGTACGCCTGGCGGTGGATGGCTGGACTGGCACGACGGCCGGCGTGACGATCCAGCGGAGCACGCTGCAGACTGAGGCCGATGGCGTGGACTTGCCAGCCGATGACCAGATGCTGCCGTACTACTCAGTAGTGCAGACGTTTGACTTCCGAATCAATGAGGCAACGTGATGGCAATGCCAGCCATAAAGTTTGAGTTCCCAGACTTTGAGGAGCTCAGAGAAGGATTCCGTCAGTTGCCGAAAGGGCTTTCTGCAATCACGCAAGGCGCAGCCGTGAAGCGTGCAATGCTTCCGGCCGTGGCAGCGTTGAAGGCAAACTCGCCAAAAGGGCCAACGGGCAACCTTGCGAGAGCGGTGAAAATTAAGTCTGTGCGTTACGCCGAAAGCGGCACTGGCGCGGCAATCGTCGGATACGTGAAGGCCGGAACCGGAAAGGCGAAAGTGGCTCAAGGCGGCAAAGTGAAAAAGGGTGCAGACAGGGCTTTCCATCAGTTCTGGATTGAGTTCGGAACCAAGGAGCGCAAAGTCAAAACACGATCAAGCCGTGGTTTTATGATTGCGTCCAGTTTTGGAAGCCTTGGGCCTTTTTCCATCCGTCGCCAAAGAATGGTGAAGGGCGGACGCAAGGTCGTGCAGGCCACGCCGAAGTACCCTAAGTCTTTTTTCAAGGCCGCCAAGGCTGGCGAGGTGCTTGTGCTGCCAGCCGTGAAGGCCCAGCACCCGGTGCGAAAGACATGGGAACAAGTCAGCCCGCAGGTGGCCGCAAGCCTTACAAAAGAACTGCGGCAAGGGCTCGTAAATGCTCAGAAACAGCTTGCAAAGTACGCCGCGAAGAAAGCCGATAAGTCCGGCAAGTAACTGCAAGGGGTGCCTATTGGTCGCCTAGTTTGTGAGTAGGGCTTTGCCGCCCAAAACTCACTAGGAGAGGCCACGATGGCGACTGATTCGCAGGGCAATACGTTCACCTTCAGCGGCAGCACGTACACCGTCACTAGCGTCACTGTCACGCCTGGCGGCGATCTGCTTGACAACTCGCACCTTGGCCTCTCCAGCGGTGCAAGTCGCACCTACCAGTCACCTGCCCTCATTGACAACGAGGTGAGCTGCGAGGCATACGGGGCCACCGCGTTAGCTATTGGCACGTCAGGCAACCTTGTGTTTGCCAGCACGACCTACACGGCAACCGTCTCAAGCTCCAGTGTTGCCTACAGCGTTGGCGAGCTCGTAAAGCAGTCGCTTACGTTCAAGGTGAAGTCGTAACGACGGGAGGCCGTCGTGGCAACTAGTTCGCAGGGCATCGGCGTCACCATCAGTGGCGACTTCGGAGACATTGACTTTGAGGAAGTCACAAGTGCGTCTATTGACGGCGTGCAAGCTGACACCGTTGAGGTCACTCCTCGCACGTCTACTGTCCGCAAGAAAAAGTTTCGGCCAGCAGACACGGACGACGGCACCGCGTCTTTCGTCATGCGCTCACGCAGTCAGATTACTGATTCCCTAGTCGGGCAGACTTGTGACTTTGTTGTGTACAAGTTTGGGTTAGGCGGGGAGCAGTATTGGAACGGCGTTGCAATCATCCAATCGCTTGCATGGCGGGCTAGTGTAGGAGAGCTACAGGAATACTCTGTGGCATTCAAACTAGGAGCGACAACGTAATGGGGCTTGCTGAAGAAATCCTTGCCGCTGATCAGTCGCAGTCTCTCAAGGTCAACGTGCCTGAGTGGAAGTGCGACGTGTGGGTTCGCACGATGCCGCTTGGCGAGTTGCAGGCGTGGGAACTCGCGTGCCTGCGAGCCAAGGGAGAGGGCATTGACGATTACCGCACGCGGTATTTGTGCAAGTGCCTAGTTGACGCGGACGGAAAGCCGCTCTTCACCAGCGAGCAACTCAAGGGACTGAGCGGCACCGTTGGGGCGCGGCTTTTCAAGATTGCTCAGCGGCACAACGACCTAGACGAGAAGGAGATTGAGGACATCGGAAAAAACTCCTAGCCCGGCCGCTGGATGCCTTTGTGTATCTGCTGGCCGGGACGTTGGGGCGAACTGTTGAGGAACTTGGCCGCACGATGAGCGTAGCTGAGTTCAAGGGTTGGCTGGCAATGCACAGGTACGTGGCACCTTTGGATCTCGGAGGCTGGCGGCAGACAGGGCGAATAGTGGCGGCGACTCTGGCCCCATACACAAAGGGCAGGCCACCAAACGAAGAAGATTTCATGCCGATCGAACGGCCGCCAATGACTGGCGCACAGATCGCAGCGGAACTCTCAAAGCTGAAGCGGTGACGTATGGCAACAACTCTGGCACTGGCGATGCGGGCAAGCATGTCCGCCGGCGGCGTTGTGTCAGGTGCCAACCAAGCCGCCAAGGCGATGGACCGGCTGGGCGATCAGGCCCGCAAAACTTCCAGCGACCTGTCGCTTATCAAGAACATCGCCATTGGGGCCGTGGTTGCCAAGGGCATTGGCATGGCCGCCGATGCGTTTATGTCGGCTGCTCGAGCGGCTGGCAGTTACGCAGCCAATGTTGCCCAAGGCGTGGACGCCATGAGCGACTTGGCACAACGCACGGGCATTGGCGTTGAGTCGCTGCAAGCGTTGCAGATGGCCGCCAAGCTCTCAGGCATTGATGACGTAACCGGAGCCGTTCAAAAGCTTGGCGTGGAAATCGGCCAAGCAGCAGAAAGCGGAAAAACCGAAGCGTTTACCAAGCTTGGGCTGGACTTTCAGCAACTGCAGGCAATGGCACCGGAAGATCAGTTTAAGGCCATCCAGGCCGCCATCTCGGCATTGCCAACACCAGCGGAGCGAGCAGCCGCCGCCGTTTCAATCTTTGGCAAGGCCGGCGTTGAGTTGCTGCCGTTGATGAATCAGAACCTTGCCGAAGTTGAAGAGCGTATGCGAAGGCTAGGGGCCATCGTGGGTGATGATCAAGTAGAGGCCATCGGCGGCATGAATGACGCCCTAGACATGGTGAAGGCCACCTTTGACGGCATCATCGGCAACGTGGTTGGCAACCTTGCCCCTGTCGTTGAGTCGCTGGCTAACGACTTGCTGGCGTTCGTGGAAGAGTTCAACAACGTCGGAGGCGAAGGCGGCGGCATTGCCGACACGATTTCCAACGCCTTGCTAGACGTGGCGGACTACTTCGCTGGCATCTTTGACAATGCCGTAGCCCAGTTTGATGGTTTTGGTGTGACTCTGCAGGAAGTTGGCTCTGTGTTTGAGTTTACCGGCAACGTGTTCACTGCCGTCGCAGAGATTTTGCGGGCAGGTTTCAATCTGTTTCAGATTGCTGGCAACGTGTTGGCCATGGGGCTAGGCAAGTTCCTTGAAGGCATCGGCTCGTGGGTTTCCAGTGACCTTGAGAAGTTTGGCAAAGACTTGTCGGCAAACGCCGAAAAACAAGCTCAGCAAAACGCTGCAGAGATGGAAGGTGCCGCGTCTAACGCCGGTGCAGCAGCTAGCCGCGCAGTGTTTGGCGGCAACTCTTCGCAGAGCGCGCCGGAAGGCCCGGCAGGGCGTGCTGTCAACCGTGCCCGAGAGCGAATGAACGACTCAGAGGCCCGTGCTGAGCGTGAGCGAGCAAGGGCACAGAAGCAACGAGACGATAAGGCTGCAAGGGAAGCCGCAGCTGCGGACGCTAAGGCGAAGAAAGACGCCGAAGACGCACGCAAGCGACAGGAAGATGCGTCTAAAAAGGCTGCAGCCATAGACGAGAAGATGGCCGGGAAGCGTGGCGACATTGGCGACATTCTTTCCGAGCGTGCCGCCGCCCTTGGCGGCAAGTCCAACGAAGCCTTGAAAGCCAACGACGTTCGCTCTAGCGAGGGCATGGCCCAGTTCCTAGCCCTGGCCACCGGCCGCGAAGATCCCGCCATTGCCGAATACCGAAAGCAAACCCAGAAGCTTGACGAGATCCGTGGCGAGCTTCGGGCCTTGCAGCAGGAAAAGGTGGACATCTTGGGGGCAGCCGCCTGATGGCCATCCTTTCCTACACCGAGCTCGCCACCGTCGCCGCTTCGCGGAAGTTTGGCGAAGCTCCCACCTTTCAGCGCAAGTTCGTCGTAGAGGTGGACGACCCGGCGACTCCTCAGACAGCAATCGCCAATGCTCCTGGCATTTCGTTTCTGGCTGCCCACCCAGAGGCGTCATACTGCAAGGCCATGAATGTTGGCGTCGCCAACTACAACGGCTCACGCTGGCACTATGAAGTGACGTGGGACTACGAACTGCCCAAGCAGCAGAACGTAGACCCTAACCCGCTGGCTCGAGCAGACATCTGGAAGTGGAGCACCGGGGGCCTGCAAGTGCCGGCGCTCTACTACTACGAGGAAGGCGACGTTCTTACGCCCCTCCAGAACTCTGCTCAGGATTTCTTTGAGGGCGTGCAGGCGGATATTTCGACGCTGCAAGCGTCCATCAGCGGCAACCGCCAGACGTTTGACTACGGGTTGGCCACGACAGTTACGAACGCCGTAAACTCGTCTTCGTACCTTGGGGCTGAGCCGTACACATGGAAGTGCTCGGGCATCGCAGCCACGCCTGCCGTCGAGGTGGTAAACGAAGTCGAGGTCCGCTACTGGCAAGTCGAGGTGACGCTGGAGTATCGCCCTGACGGGTGGCCGCTCCAGCTGCCCAACGTCGGGTGGAATTACCTGGACGGCGGCACCAAGAAACGGGCTTACGTCATCGACACCGACAGCGGCGACAAGGTGCCGTCTAGCAATCCGCAGCCGCTCACGACGGAAGGTGCCATCTCAAGCGGGGCACCAACTATTCTGGTTCGCCGCGTGCACAAGGCCGTGAACTTTCAGCAATATTTCGGAACGCCAACACAGCAGTAGGAGCAGCCATGCCTGATCTCACCTGGAATATCAACGCCCAGTTAGCCAAGGGCTCGCTCAATCAAGCTCTGGTGGCGTCTGGCGTCACTGCTGACTGCAGCGCCAGCGGCATCAACACGCTGACGCTCACGCCGGGGACCAACGCCGCCGGCACTGTGGCAATCACAACGGCCACGATGTCTAGCGTTGGCCTGTTCTTCGCCCGTAACCTGTCCACGGTGTCCACAGCGGCCGTTTCGTTTGGGCAGCTATCCGCAGGGGCTCTCGTGCCTTGCGTGTCGCTCAAGGGCGGCGAGGCTGCCGTAGGGCGTCTGGCTGCTGGCAACTACGCGGCTCAGTCCAACCTCGCCGGCACGCAGCTGGTGGTCAGCATCGTTGAGGGCTGACCGTGGCAGAGCAGGGAGCAAGCAACGGCGCAGGGCAGGCGGCTGGCAAGTCGTTCGTGTCGTTTTCTCGAGGTGCGGCCCAGCGGATCGCAAAGGCGGTTCGCACCGTCGAGGCCGGCGACCGGAATCAACCGGGGCTGACGTTTGACCATCCGATGCCGGGCGGCAGCAAGGTTTTCCGCGTCTGCACGTTTACGGGTTCGTGGAGCAAGAACACTGCCAAGGTGGTGACGTTTCTTGGGGTAGCGTCACCGCCCAACACTGCGGTGGCCCAAAACATCTTCGTGGCAATCACCGGAACTACATCAACGTCTACAACAAAAAACTGCGCGATCGCCAAAGACGGCACAGCGTGGTACCTGATCGCCGCGGAGTGCTCGTGATGGTGCTGCTGCCGGGGTGCGCGTGCTGCTTGTGTTCGGCCGGCGGATGGCCCGGCTGGCCTTATAACAATCCAGACTCGATTGAGGTGGACCTCGCCGCATCTTCAGCGAAGTACGGCACTCTGGAGTGGGACTTAGGCACGGCAAAGAAGGCGACAATCTACACGCCAGCCGTGTCTGCCGGGACTTACTCCCTCGCGTACGACAGCGGAAGCGGAACGTACAAGTACACCGAAACGCATTCATTCACCCTAGAGTTTTCGTTTGCGTACCCTGGCGGACAATCTGAGGCGGCTCGGTTGTGCAAGTCAGACATGACGATCAGAGTAAAGAAGGGGCCGAGAGTTGTGCTCGCCGACATTAAGAGCGAATCCGCAATGGCTGGGTCGTCGTGGTATAGCAGCGCAAACGCCTGGCATTTCCTTGGCGGCAGTGGCGTAAATGTTAGTCCTCAGTACTGGTGGCATGACATCAGGCAGCAGGACTATTCGCTAACGCCTCTTGTTACTTACGACTCCAAGGCATTCACAGATACTGAAACGCAAACCATAGGCGGTTATGTGGATGTTTATTTGCCAACCGCATTTACGAGCTTCCTCTATCCTGTTTGCGTCCTTCCGATGAGTTCTCAAGCTGAGCGTGTGGGATTTTCTCTGCCTGGATTCGGAGGAGTGACTTCACGTTCTGGCCTGAGCACCGTCCTTGGCTCACCTACTAGGCTTTGGCTTACCGCAGAAGATAAAATTAAGGTGGACGCGCTGCGGTTTGTCTATTCGTCCGGATCGTTTCCAGGATTCACAGCGTTGGACTCTGGCTGCTAGTAACAAGGCAGACGGTCGGAATGATCAATTGCGACATCGACCCGTCATCGCTCCGCTGTCGCGTCTGCGGCGCGGCAGTCTCCGCTCCGCACGTCCGCCGCAATTGCGGAACGCCTGTGCCGCCGCGTGGCCTGGGCGACATAGTGAAAGCTGGCCTGTCCGCAATAGGTATCACTGAAGAGCGAGTGAGTGCCGCTATCGGCCGCCCGTGTGGATGCTCTCAGAGGGCTGAGGCGCTCAACGAACTGGGCCGCAAGATCGGCATCGGTTGACAGCCCTGCCAACCTACGTGCAAAGGAGCCGGCCGTGCCCGAGGACCACGTATTCACACTCAACGGCGACGAGCGGTGGCTCGTCCGGTTCACGGACCTTAAGGGCCAGGCGTACGGCTACACCTACAGCCAGAAGAGCAAGCGGCCAAGGATATTGATTCACAGCGGGCTCAAGGGCCGGCACAAGCTCACGATCCTGACGCACGAGCTACTCCATGCGCTTTTTCCTACCGCCAGCGAAGAGCACGTCGAGCAGGCAGGCAAGGACATCGCCAAGGTTCTCTATGCGTTGAACTTCCGCGAGGTAACTGATGGGCCGTAGCTCTGGCACATTCCGCCGCAAGAACGCATCAGACCCGTGGAACGTCACCAGCCTTGAAGGCAGCGTCACCCGCATTGACTTTAGCCAGCGTCTCTGGGTGCTGCTCTCTAGTGACTGGCATTGGGACTCAGTGAAGTGCAACAGAGAGAAGTTGTCTGCGGATCTCACGAAAGCCCGCGAACTCAACGCCGCAGTGCTCAGCATTGGCGATCACTTCGACGCGATGGGTGGCAAGTACGACCCGCGATCGAACGGCAAGTGGGACGTGCGGCCCGAGTTCCAACGCGGCAACTACTACGACGACATTGTTACCCAGTGCGCCGAGTACCTCGAGCCGTACCGCGAGCAGATGGCCCTGATCACGCCGGGCAACCACGAGACGGCTGTGCGGAAGCGGATGGAGACGTGCCTGACCACCAGGCTCGTCGAGCAGCTGCGAGTGCGTGGCAGCAAGTGCCGACACGCTGGCTACTCAGGCTGGGTGATGTTCCGGGCCAAGGCCGGAAAGACGAGCACCGCCCTCTATCGGCTTTGGTATCACCACGGGTACGGTGGCGGTGGCCCGGTGACTCGCGGCGTCATTGACTACAGCCGCTACCTCACGGACGTGGACGCTGACTGCGTTCACGCAGGGCACGTCCACCAGCGGACGCTCATTGAGGCCAGCCGGCAACGGCTCTCACCTACGGGGCTCGTGCGGGTGAGGCCTATCCACTTGGTGCGAAGTGCGGCCTACAAGCAAGAGTGCCTTACCGATGGCTGGGCCGTTGAGAAGGGCATGAGTAGCAGGCCGCTTGGCGGTTGGTGGATGCTGCTTCGGTGGAACACGGACCACACTGAACTGCGTGCGTCTTTCCACGACTCGCCACGCGATGACAACGATGACGAGTAAGCCAACACCAGGCAGCGACGCAGCGATTGAAGCCGGCTGCACTTGCCCCGTGTTGGACAATCACCACGGACGCGGGTTTTTCTGGGGCACCGCTCCGGTGTTTTGGATTAGCGAAACCTGCGCACTGCACGCCACACGAAAGGACGCCGATGAGCCCGTCAATCGCAGAAGCAAACGAAACGCTACGAAACGCAGTCGAGGCACGCCGCGAGGCGCAAGCCGAAGGAAGGCCACTTGAGGAATGGTATGGCGTGTCGCAGGCGGCGACAGATGCTGCGTCATCTGTCGCAGAAGCAGAGGAAACGCAACACGTCGATAAGCCATACATCGAGCACCTGCTGCACGAGCACCACCTGCACCGGGCTGGCCTAACGCAAGACGAACTAGACGAGGCCCTAGAGCGTCTAGCCGGCGACGGCATCACGCACGAACAGCGGCCCGGCTCGTTGCCGTTTCTGGAACTGCTTGAGGAGTTGCGGCAGCTGCACTACGAAAAGACGGCATCGTATGGCGGTGCGGCAGATCCGTTTGAGAACGTCACCGCGTCGGCCAAGTGCGGCGTCGAGCCATGGCGTCGAGCGTTGTGCGACTTGTCTGACTGCGTGGTGCGGATGCAGAAGTACGCCAACGGCCAGCCCGTCGACTACGAGAACGCCTTGATTGACGCCGCCAACTGGTCGCTCATCTGCCTGCTCAAGTTGCGGGAGGCCAAACGTGGCTGAGCCGCTCACTGACGCCTACCTGCTTGAGTGCGAGATGCGGGCCCGTCAGTTCTCTGGTGCGTACACGGGCACAAGCGGGACGCTGGCAGCGGACGTGCTGCGGTTGCTGGCAGATCTCAGCCGCGTGAAGGGCGAGGCCGCAGTAGAGCGGGCGAGGCACGACGAGTCTGCGTATTACGAATGCTGGCCCGACAGATGACCTAGGCCAGGGCTTGAGCGGCGGCGGTTTTATCCCTTTCCCGCCGTCGCTCGCCCTGTGCCGGGTTCATCTCGGCCTGCCCGGCCCAGCGTCGGGCCTGTCTTCCGGCCGCTGCGTGATGTCTGGCAGGTAGTCTAAGTTGGACTCCCGTCCCGTTATCTCCTCGTCGTAATAGTGGGTTTCCGCCATCTCCTCGCTGCTGTGCCCCAGCTGCTTCTTGGCTGAGATTCCTGCCCGCTTCAGATAACTCGCTGTGCTTTTCCGGATTGAATGAAACGGGTGGTATGGCACCCCAGCTGTGCGACACAGCACGCGCAGGCTGCCGTAGATGGACAGGAACTCACGATCCTCCACCCAAGGCCACACACGCTCGCTGGGGGCCCCTTTGCACATGGCCAGCATCTTGGACAGTTCCGGCGTGATCGCCCGCGTAATCGTCTCCCTGTGGCCTTTGCGGGTGGCGGCCAAGAACGTCAGCGTGTGCCGCTCCAGATCCACCTGCTCCCATCGAAGCTCGAGCACAGCACCGATTCGCTCGCCCGTCTGGAACATGGCGAGAATCTTGGTCACCCAGTACCAGGCCGCTGGCTTGCCCGCTACGGTGCCTTTCCTGTGCCGGGCGGTATCGACAAGCCTGGCAAGCTCCTCGGCCCGGAAAGCCTTCGGAACGGGCTTAGGGACTCGAGGCCGGGCGTAGTCGGGGAACTCCACCAGTTCGCCGTTGCTGCGTTTCCATCGTTTCTTGGCCAGCCAAGTCCACAGGCTCCGCAGGTGGGCGCTGTCTTTCGCCAGCGAGGCCGGCGAGATCTTCTTCCACTTGCTGTGCTGGGTAGCCTGCCGCCACCTCAGGAACTTTGCGGCCGTTAAATCATCCAGATCGTCCACCGTGGGCTCATGCCCCAGGTAGTCGCGGAACCTGTCCAGCGTTGCCGAATACATAGCCACAGACCTGTCCGACAGCCCTTTAAGCGGGGCAATCCGGTCAATCAGCAAATCTCTCAGAGTCATCGCACGCCTCCCATTTTCTGGTAAAAAGGCGATGCTAGCGGATAGTGTACAAATGTACAAACTACACCCCATCCGGTAGAAACATCGCCGCGAATCTACTGTACAGCGTTTCCAGTACAGCAGGCAAGGCGAGTTAATCCGTATGATTGATCGGACTGCGTGAACTGGAAACATGGCGAAGAAAAAACTGACACCCGCTAGACAGCCCGCTAAACTCCTGGCCATGGACACGGCAACGGAGACACAGCGGGAACTCGTAGGCACCACTGAGGCCGCCGAGATCCTGGGCGTTGGCGTGGGCTACCTGCGGCAGCTGGCCCGCGAAAAGGAAATCTGGTCAGACCATAGATTTGGCAAACGATGCCCCGTCTATGACGCCATTGAGCTACGAGAGCGGGCAGACGTGATTGCGGCAGAGCGTGCCGCCGGCACACGCCAAGGCCGTCCGCCAGCCAGCAGGCGCGGCTGATCTCATAGGCCGAGAAAATCTTCTCAAGTCCCTATTGACGTTTCGCAGATAACTAGACTACTCTTCCCCCCGAATGGAGAACGTCATGAGCAGAGTGTCTTGGAACGACTTGGTGGTTGCCCTGACGCTGGTGCACCTGGGCCAGCAACTGGGGACAGAAAGCGCCCTTGCTCGAGCGGTGTTCGACATTGCCACCATCGTTGTCTCTTTTTTTGGTCGCATTGCTTAGATACCTGCACAACGCACAAGGCTCGGAAAGGAAAGGCCGTGCAGGTATGCCACTGGAATCTTCGTACAGACGCTTGCCTCGTAGGTGGACGCTTGTACACTACCGCAACCACATCGGGTGGGGCTGCCACCACGCTTCAATCGTCAACCCAAAACGCTTCTGATTCGACAAGTTACGCACCGCACAAAGCAAAGGATTTCTCTTTTTTTCTAGGCCCTTTGGCATGAGTATTGCCCCCCCCCCCCATTTACACTCCTCCCCGCAATGGGGTTGGTGGACATGGGAACACAAAAGGAATCGGACGATGATCACGAATGAATCAAGCCCCGCAGAAAACGAGTACCTCGCCGCCGTCGCTGGCCTGCACGAGCAGACGCTGAGCCCGGCCCACAAGACGCGAGAGCCAGCCGTTGGCGATTTCGTCAGCGGCACTACCTGCGGTCGCCGCTGGAGTGGCCGCGTCGAGTGGGTCAACGATCGCGGAGAGATCTGCGTCAACACCGATGGCAGCTGGGTCTACGTGCCCGTCGCAGACATCACGCATTGAAACAAGGGAACGCAAGGCGGTGGAACCGCTGAGCGGAAGGAGTGGGGCGGAGCCCCAGCAGCAAGGACGCACTAACCACCCGCCGAGCAGGACGCGGAGCGGGCTTTTTTCAACAGCAAAGGACGCGAGATGAGGCGATTTAAAACAAAGGTGATCACTGACGAGTCGCAAGTGCCTGACGGTTTCAAGCGTATTTCTGTGCTGGCAGACTCGCTTACCGACCAGAAGAAGTTGAGTGACGCACACACAGATGGCGTGATTGCGGCCGTCAAGCTGATGCGTAGCACCGACGACCGCACTGGGCCGGTGTGGGTAGATGCAGATGCTGCACGCCAAGTGCTCACAGGCGACAAGCCCAAAGCCAAGGCAAAGCAGCAGACAGATCTGCAGTACGAGTCGGTGTGCGAGTCAATGGCTGACATCGCCACTTCGCTGGCGGGCGTTGAGCGGCTGCTTGAGCGGCTAGCCGCTGCCGCCGAGCAGATTGCCAAGCATCCGCTGGCCCGACTTGAAGACGTTGGCATTGTCGAGACGAGCAGTAACGGTTTCCAAGAGTAACACCACAACGCAGAAAGGGACGCGATGACCACGACGATTGCAAACACGAACGACCGCAAGAGCATCTTGCTGAGCATGGCCACCAAGTTTGGCATGGAGCCAGCGGCCTTTGAGGCCACGGTGCGTGCCACCTGTGGCTGCGACAAGGCCACAAAGGAGCAGTTCGCTGCCTTCCTGCTGGTGGCCAACGAGTACGGGCTGAACCCGGTGACGAAGGAAATCTACGCCTTCCCAACACGGGCCGGCGGCATCCAGCCGATCGTTGGCATCGACGGGTGGATGACGATGGCGAACAACCACGCGGCCTACGACGGCATCACGTTCGTGGACAGGCTGGGCGATGACGGGCAGCTGGTAGCGATCACGGCCCAGGTGCACCGGAAGGACCGCAGCCACCCGGTTGAGGTCACCGAGTACCTGGCCGAGTGCCGCCAGGGCACGGAGCCATGGAAGAAGTGGCCAGCCCGAATGCTTCGCCACAAGGCAGCCATTCAGGCCATCCGCTACGCCTTCGGATTCAGCGGCATCGTTGATCCAGACGAGGCCGACCGGATGCGACAGCCGCAGGTGAGCGTGACGGTGAACCACCACGCCGAGCCGCTGCAGCACCGCAGGTTTTCCGGCAAGCAGGAAGTGCCGACGTTGACCGTTGAGTCCGAAGACCGTGGCCAGGAGTTCCCCCACGAGGCCGCCGAGCACGAGGTGCACGCATGAGCGAGCCACTCGTGATCGACGCCAAGGTTGTGGCGGACTACCTCGAGCGGCAGCACTTGCCACGCATGGCAAGTTGGGCCTTGGCCCAAGCCAACGCCGTGGCCCGCGAGCGACTCATGGCCGAAGTCTTTCGCCGTGAACTCAGCGACACGCTGCGAAGGCTTGAGAAGTACGAGCCCAGCATTCAGCACACGCCCGTGAGTTGCGTTCCACCACCGGAGTCCAGCGACTAACGCCACGCCATTGGCGACGCAGGCTGACGAACACAGCCGCATTGGCCGCCTAGCGGTAGGTGGCGAGTAACAACCGCAGCCGACGCCGTTGATCCGGCGGTGAGTCGGACGCGCCGGGCGTAACCCGGCAAATACACACGGACGGAAAGGACGCCACGGATGAGCGACTACTACAAGGAAGCACCGCTGCCGCTGTTCGCAACGCCAGCGCCCAGCGTGAACGGCTCGGCCACGTCTGCCGCTGCTGCGGACTCGCTGGGGCCGGCAACGCTGAACGCGATGCAGCGGCGCGTCTACGAGTTGATCTGTCGCACGCCCAGCACTGACGAAGAAATCACGAACGAGCTCGAGATGAACGCGAGCACCGTCAGGCCCAGGCGGATTGAGTTGGCACGGCGCGGCCTGATCGTGGAGGCGGGCACCAGGCGGACGAGCAGCGGGCGGATGGCGGTGATTTGGAGGAAGGCGTGATGCGATTCCATGACTTTGTGCCGTGCCGCCCACGTGGCGAGCGTGGCACCAACGAAGAGTTCCTAGACCGGATCATACGGTCACACGCTGCCGCCATGTCATATGAGGCGATTCGCGCAGCCGGAAGCATTCTTGGCCTTTGCAGCCCAATCGTTGAAAGGCTTTGGCGCAACATTGAAAGGCCCTACTACAACGTTTACCCGATAGCGATTGAGCTTGCGCGGAAAGTTAACCCGCAAATCCAGTGGGCAGACATTTGCTTGCCTGTCACGCCGTGTCTTCTGCGGTTTCCTGTTGGCATGGAGCCGCACGGAATCAAAACAGTTCTCGTTCATTCCCCCAACTGCAGGAATCGGCACGCTTTTGGGTGGTCTTTCGAGAAGAAGACGCCTGAACTTGAGTGGATGTCAGAACGTTCTCGCGAGGCCTGCAGGCTGATCGGCAGATTGCGTCTCGCTGCATCTTTTGACGACACGCGCCGAAAGCCAGATGTCTCCAAGACGTTCACCGCAATGCTTCATGGAGCGGCAACAGAAACCGTGTCTGACCTAATTATTCTGTGCGAGAGAAAGTCTGGGCAGAAGCGGGAATCTCTTCTTGGCGAGGCCACTCCGGAACAGGAAGAAACGGTGCTGAGGCTGATTCAGTTCATCGCTCTTGTGGCTGACGGAAATGACCTCATAACTCCTGCGATTTTAGAAAAGGATCTCAGCAGATACGAAAGCGCGGACCACGCTGCGAAGTCTTGGCTAGAAGATCGCGCCGCACGACTTGTTGGCCGTGGGTTCGACCTAGGAAAGAAGCTTCAGGAGCAGAAAGACTGCAGTCCGCACTGGCGAAATCCGCACATGGCGTTGTTTTGGACCGGCGAAGGTCGCCAAAAGCCAGTCTTGAAAATGCGGTCTGGATGCGTCGTTATTCCAAAGCACCTGTCTGACGTTCCCACAGGATTTTTGGCGCAAGAAGTTGGCGACGCAGATCGGTGCAGTCAGTCAGCTTCAGCTCGGCGTGCGTCTATTTCCAAGAAGCTGCGATTCGCGATCCTGAGTCGCGACCAATTTGCCTGCCAGTTGTGCGGCAGGAGTCAGCGCGACGGCGTGAAGCTGGAGGTAGATCACCGAACTGCAGTTGCTCGCGGAGGGGCAAATGACAGCAGCAACCTGTGGACTCTTTGCCACGACTGCAACAACGGGAAAAGCGACGCGGCGTTTGTCGCGTAGGCACGGTGCCTCTTCGACGAGGCGTGGCGGAATGGAAGGGGATCCAGCATGACAAAGCAACCAACGTTTACGCAGACGCTTATGCGCCTGATCCGCGACATGCTCAACGAAATGGCAGCAGAAGACGGACGGTCTGTTGAGTCAAGCGGCGCGCTATACGAGGCATCCAACGCTATCGGAAGGCATCACGTCGCACTTGTGAAGCGGGCCGCTGAGTCAGTGGAGTGGCAAAAGCAGCTGCAGAACCGTGAGGCCGCCAATGTCCGCTGACACCAAAGTTGACGTGTACCTCCCGCTCTATGTCAGGGACTTCCTGACGAGCACCATCGGCTGGACGGCTGAGGAGCGAGGACACTACCTGACGCTGCTGATGATCCAGTGGGATCGCGGCTCGCTTCCGGCCGAGCCCGCCGACTTGGAGCGGCTTTCACCTGGCGTTGCTCGTTGCTGGCCTGTGCTTGTGGGCAAGTTTCCTGCAGGCGATGACGGACTTCTCCGCAACGCGAAGCTCGAAGAGCACCGCTGCCGGTGCGTCGAAATCAGGGAGAAGCGTTCGCAGGCTGCGAAGTCTGCGGCATCTGGGCGGTGGTCCGGCGATGCGTCACGCATAGCAAACGCATCGCAAACGCATAGCAAACGCATAGCAAACGGATGCCATCCAACGTCAACGTCAACGTCAACGTCATATCCAAGTGCTTCTCCTGACGGAGAAGACACACAACAGGCTGCGCCTGTTGTTGCTACGAGCGATCCGCCGAGGCGGCGGAAACGCTCGCAGCCGAAGTATGCGATTCAGTGGACGATTGATGACGGGTGGCAGGGAATTACCGACGCAGACAGAGCGACTTGGGCCGAAGCGTTTCCGGCATGCAAGCTGGACATCGAGCTACTCAGGGCAACTGAGTGGCTGAAAACGAACACCGCCAAGGCCAAGAAGTCGAACTGGCGGAAGTTTCTAGTTGGCTGGCTGAGCAGATCGCAGGACAAGGGCGGCACCATCCGCGTTGTGGGCCAGGCCGCCGAGGAAGTTGCCAAGCGTGAAAGGCTGGAACGCAAGGCACGCGAGTTCACCGACTACCAGCCAGCACCGTACAGGCGTCCGAAGGAAGTGGTGGCGCTTGCACAGTCCATGAAACTCAAGGAGGAAGACCTATGACCCCAGAGAACACCACCACCATCGAGCGCCTGCCGCTCACGCCTTCGCAGCAGCGGGCGTACGAGTTCATTGCGTCCACCGCCGGCATGTGGGGGCCAAGCGTCCGCGAGATCGCGGCCGGGCTGGCCTACAAGAGCCCGCACGCGGTGACGGGGATGCTTGAGCAGCTGGAGCGTAAGGGCTGGATTACACGCGAACCGGGGAAGTCACGAGGAATAAGGGTGCGAACATGACAACCGAAAGACTTATCAAGCGTCTGCTTCGTCTGCAGGGTGGCTGCATCCACGCGAGTGAAGACGCTGACAACTGGAGCATGCACGACTCGCTCGTGGCGAACGCTCGCACCATCGGGATTGCCATTGCGTCCATCAAGACGCTCAAGGCCGAGAACGACGAACTGCGGGCCAGACTCGTCAGGCAGGCGTGCTATTTCGAGCACATCGAAGCACGCGAGCAGCCCAAGAGCTGGCCGCTACTTGAAGACGAGGAGGGGCTATGACGCTCTCGGATTTCGTGTGGTTGGCAATAGGCGAAACACTTCTCGCGGGCACTTTCGCTCTCGGGATCTTGGTTGGTGTGTCTCTCTCACGAAAGGGCCAAAGGAATGGCTACGGCAACACAAGAACGGAAGACGAGTGGAATCACGCTGGACCTCGAAGAGTTCAAAAGGGCAGTGAGGATAGCCGGAATGGCTGTTGCCAGGAAGGCAAACAATAGCGCGATCACTAACGTCTGCATCGGCAATGGCCTGGTAACCGGCACCGACTTGGACTGCAGGATTGACGTTGAACTGATGGACGCTCAGTGCGAGCCGATACTTCTGCCGAAGAACCGACTGCACACCATCCTGCTGAATGCCACCGGGAGTACCGTGACGCTCACGCCAGACGGCTCAACGTGCAAGATCAAGGCCAAGGGCTGTGAGTGGAAGTTGCCAACCGAGCCTGCGTCTGAGTTCCCGTTGTGGGAGCCAGAGGACTTGCACCCCATGTTGACATTGACGGGTGACGAGTTCAGACGTGCCGTTAAGTCAGTCATTTACGCCATCGACAGGGAAAGTAGCAGATACGCTCTCGGCGGCGTGTTGATTGAATGCGTTGGCAACACTGCATTTTTTGTTGCCACGGACGGCAGAAGAATGAGCATTGCCGAGGTAGGCCGCGAGGCTGCGACCGACGATTTTGTTGGCGAGCCAAAGGGTACGGAAAAGAAGTCGCCAATCGTTCCTACCTCCCCCTTGGTGTGGCTGTCGAACGAGGCAGGGGCTGATGAAACCGTGTCAATCGAGTGTGACGCTAAGGCGTTCAGAGGGAATGTTGGCGGAATCACTGTGACGTGCCGTCTGATTGAAGGGCGATTCCCAAGGTGGCGCGACGTGCTTGGGCAAGAGCTGCCACAGGCTCATTCAGTGTCTCGGAGCGACCTAGCTCACGCCGTGAGTTGTGCAGCGGTTGTGGCCACAGAGTCATCAAAGGGCGTGCGGTTCGCTTTCTCAGGCGACACGTTGACTCTTACTGCAAAGAGCTCAGAGGCTGGGCAGTCAGAGGTTGAGTGCCACGTTGAATCGCCTGCGGATCCCGCCACCGTCAAGCTTGATCCGAAGTACGTGCATCATTTTCTCAAGCCTTTTGGCCAGGACGACGAACCGTGCGTTGCCATTCATATCTGCAAGCCAGATGGCAAGACGGTGATGAAGGTTGGAGATTCGTACACGGGCGTCATCATGCCGCTGGCGGAGGACGCATGAAGGCCAGCGACGTATCACGCAACCACTCGCGGGCGGATGTCGTTTTGCTGCACGAGCTGTGGGCTGAAGGCGTGCCAACCGCAGAGATTGCCAAGCGGTTTGGCGTGGCTTATTCCACCGTTACGAAGTGGGCACAGCGGTACAAGCTGCCACGCAGGACGCTGCACCCGGCTGACGAGCCTGAG